TCATCGGTATTATTAGCGATGGTTACAGCATTAGAACCAACATCTACATTAATAAATGTTACGTTCCAACCCGCTCCAGCCGTAGCGGCTAATGGTAAGGTAATTTCGTATGCACCACTATCTTGGTCGATACCAAACACCTTTCCTGAATCCGCAGCGGTCAGCGTACGGGCAACTGTGATAACCTCATACTTGTTAGCAATATCACTAACACCACTATTCTGTTCTAGATAAGCACTTCTCATTGTTCATTACCTCCTATTAACCTGATGTGTAATTAGATTCAAAGTTAAATAGAGCGTGAGCTTCAGGAAGAGAAACTTCCAGACCTGCTTCGGTAAGAATCATGTCTTTGCGTAAGTCTTCATCAGCTGACTGAACATTGGTCATAATGTGCGTATCTCTGTTAACACCATTTCCAATAAGCGGACGGTAAGCTACGTTATCAAGGTCAACAAGACACATATATGGTGATGCGAAACCTCTAAATAGAGGCTCTTTAACGAGTGTTAAATCACCGTGAATTGTTTCTACCTTCATAACTTTATGCCCATAAGAACCTTTTTCCTGTGCAAACATTGGATGGCTTGCATGGTAGGCACTTGATAGGAATGTGTTTGAGCTTCCTAGTTTATTGAAATACGTAACTACGGGAAGTGAACACAGAGCAAGCTTAGCTTTACTTCCACCGCGAGCAGGGTCAAAAACCACCTCAAGGTCTGCTAACAGCGCATCGTATGTCATTTGGTCATCGGCACGAGTAGAGAAATAACCCTTATCTTCCGTATAGGTAAGAACAGCGTTATCTTTGATTTGAGATTGTGAGTTTTTAACAATGTGACCAACAATACCATCGGTATAGTTGATACCACTCTGACTTGCGGAATGACCGAAAAGCATGGCTCGTTCAATATCCACCTTATGTTCGCGAAGTTTCAAGTTCCAGATTCTGTCCCACTCACTTGCGTAACCGCGATAGACTGTTGCCCTAGCGGTATTTGTCAGTTCACAGGCTGTCTTAAAAATCTGACAATACCCAGAACCGTTATCCAGTTCACGTGACCAAGAATCAGGAGAACCCGAACCCTCTTCAAATGCAGTCCCGATTACGGTACATTTATCACCATCAGCACCGGCAGTAGTACTACCTGTAGCTGCAGAGATTGTCTTACCGGTAAAAGTTGTTTCCGTACCAGTGTCTACTGGTGAAGACTCAATCCGTACAATAGCCGTTTCGGGCTCATTGGTAGATGAATTAGTCTCACCAACAGTAAATACCATGCCCTTAATAAGCCAGTCAACGGAAGCGCCAGCACCATCATCTACTGTGTAAGTAATAGAACTTCCAGCAGCTGCAACGGTATGTGATGCATCCAAAGCAAAGCTTCTTTCGGACATTTGTATTTTGTTACGGTCTTTTAACCATCGGAACTGGGGGTCGTCCGTTGGAACTTTAGCAACTTTAGATAGGTAAACGAAAAATGGCGATTCTTCAGGAGCTAAATCAGCAACTCTGTCGCTGAAATTATATAGCCGCCTTGATGGAATGACACTATCGATTACCGCACCGGGGTCACCAAACTTTAACGGGCCGGGATTATTATATGTTGCCATATTATATATCCTTCCTCAGTTATGTTGTTTTAAAGTACGCTACTACGGCTACCAGCTTTCATAATGCCATCCCACATCTTATTTTCTTCAGATTTGGGAGAACTTGGAGCCCCTCCTTGAAGGACTCCAGCAGTACGTGGCTGGTTTTGAGCGGCTCTCACCGCTTGTGCCGTTTCAGGGGCGTTACCTTTTTTATTAACGTCCCTATATAGCTTCACCAGATTCGATAACCCAACTTGTTCTTTCGGTTGCGTAACAAAACCCATAAACTCATTGATATCACCATCTGACATCTTATATGTATTCCGTAACTCATTAACCGTATTGTTGTATGTTATCTCCTCTGTCATCTGTCGTTTCTGCTCACCCAACGCATTATTCACCACATTATTCATCATCTGAACATCTTGGTTCATTCTGAATTTAAACGACGGTGACTCAGGGTTGTAGTAAGCATCCCAAGGGTTAAAATCCTCAGCAGGTAAACCTTGCTGAGCTTCTCGCTGCGGTTGCTGTTGTTGTGGCTGTCCGTTCAAGTTTTGCTGTAAGACGTCCACCAAATCAGGTCTTGATTCTAACAAGTCTCCCAGAGGTTCAAGCCTTCTAAGCTTTTCATTCTCTGCTTGAGTTTTGTCATACATTGACTGGAACTTGCGGGCTTCAATTTCCCACTCGTTCGCTGGAATCGTTTCGCTTGTAGCTTCAACTTCTGGAGCTGAGAAATCTACTTGCTCTTCTGACTCAATGCCTTCCGCCGATTCAACATACTGTTCATCGGCCTCTGCTCTTACTTCTTCAACTATACTTGGGCCACTATCAACCAAACCATCAGCTTGGGGTACGGCCTCTGTCTGTGTATTGTCCATATATTCTCCTTAATAGATGTCTCTATGCCTCTGGAGCAGAACTAACGTCTTTTGTAATAGATGCTAATTTCTCCGCTTCGAGCTTCACCTTGTTTTGTAGATTGTTTAACTGAACTCTTCTGTCAGCTTTGGCGTCTGATGCAACGTCTGCGAGTCGAGATTTAAACTTCTCAACCTCAACCCGTTTTCTATCGTGCACAGACTCCCTTTGGGCAGTCTGGAGGTCTCCCTCCAAATTCTTTATTTGCTCTTCCATAGCCTGAACCTGCTGCATGAGTTGATTCTTCTCATCGGTTCGGCGTAGGATAGCTTCTTTATCAAATATTTCTGGGTTCTTTTTCAACACTTCCACCTTATCTACGATACCCATTTGAAACGCTTCCATGTAAACACCAAGCTCTGCCCACTTATTAGTTGGCAATGTAGAACCCGGTTCAATGCGTATGTCGTGTTGTCCTAAATTATGTCGTTCTTTTTTAATATCTAAGATGGCGCCTGTCTTATCATCGTAATAATTGACCATCGCTTCGGTCATGTCGTTATTGGCACTATTTAAACGGAACATCTTTTTATAAGTATAATGACCTTTAGATAAATTATATAACACTTGTCCCAGCCTATTAATACTAAATTCAATATCTCTTAGTTTAGACTTGGGTCTTTCAGTTCCAAGGGCAATCATTCTCTCCGTACCCTTTACTGTCTCCGGTGCCTTCTCTGCAAAACCGTGCATCATCTCTGGCAGGCCAAAAGTAAAGTCGATATAAAACTCACACTGCTGAATCAGCTTATAGAACTCTCCAGCTAATGGCTGGGGTGCGGGGAAATGGGGCTCTCCCTGTGTGGAGTCTACTTCTATGACCGCATTGGGGTTAGCCCAATCTCTTTCTAACTGTCCTAAATCTTCCACGCTTCCTAAAGGTACCAATAGTTTTAATCCACCCGAGGCTTGGGCGTGGGAAAGAGCCAACGACCAAAGTTTATTAAGTAAGCGCTGCATTGGTCTGGCACGAGACACATCTGATTTTGGATAAGGGGTCTCTGTAAAAATATTTGGAAGAGGGACAACTGGATAATGGTCGGTATTTAATATTGATTCGTACAATACAACCTGACCAATAGAAGCACACACTTTAACGCGCGTTTGTTTAACTGGTATAACTTGGTATTGACTTGCCTCTACCTGCTCTCTGTTATTTTCTATAAATTCTTGATACTCCTCATCGCTAAAGATAACCCCTTCGCCAGTCTGCATATCAATCACACGGTAAAAATCAACCTTAACTTTATAGAATCTCTCTAAGATTTGGTATTTCTGTCTTTCAAAATAATCCAAATCCTGAGCTTCTGCTGGCGTAAAGACTTTCTTACTGTTGTTGTTCATTGCGCCGGGATAATCTTCTTCCATATAGGTCTCAAGGTCTTGTATGATACCCGTTTCTTTTTCGCCTGTTTCTGGATTTTCCTGTTCGCCTAATTCTGGGTAGAGGCTGACGACCTGTTCACCGGTGAGGATTGTAGAGAGGATAACACCTTCGGCATCATCAAACCACCTGTTTCGAGTATTCGGAGAGACGTATACCCTGAATGGGTTGACATAAGTGAACTTGACATCGCCCCTACCGAAATCTGATTCCGGGTCTATATAGCTATATAAGTAACCCATACCGGTAGTGGCATAATCGTGAATTGCCTGTCTTAACTGCCAGTCTCCATTGGAGTTCCCCCAAACATATCCCATGATGGTTCTCCACACAGATGCTACTTTCACATCAGAGTCTTCTCTGGGTGTCATGGTAAACGCAGGTGGTCTGGCTGTTAATACTGCTTTAAATTTTTCAATAGCTGGGCCAACCCTATCCATAGGGACGTCAGCTTGATTGCGAGATTGTAGTTCATCTACCTCTTCGCTGGTAAAATGATTGCCATGATAGAAGTCAATGTCGTATCTGGCTTCCGTATCCCAATCGGTACGGGCATTACGCCAGCGACGGTATAAATCTTGGTTGTATTCGGCTCTTTTGTCTTTATCTAATACCACTATAAAGGCTCGTTAGCTAATCGTTGGACTAAAGCTCTATCAATTAATCCTGAAACTTGTGAATTTAACATTTGAGGTGCTATTTGCCTTTCTTGTAATAGACTGTTCTGTCTTTTAGAAAGGGGTGTCTCCACACCTAAAGATGGTAAATAGGCCGAAGATAGCTTCGGTATTTCAATCATGGTTGTATCTTGTGGCGCATTGGGGATTAACTGCATTTTATATTGGTCTGGCTCAATCATCGGCATTGGTGCTATTCGGCTATCTTGATTGGCATCCCCCATCAGACTACGCCTTTCCAGTGGCTGCCCTTGGCCTAACATACCAGAAGCCTGCATGGCTTCTATATTTTGTCTACCCGTTGGTTCAGGTGGGCCATACGCCTCACGGCTAGCAACCCCACCCTGCTGCATCTTTTTACGACCAGATGTAGGCATCTTGGACTTGTCCATTTGTTGTTTTAATCTAATAGAGTCTAAAACGGTATTAATAGTATCACCAGTAAACGGGTTAACGCTTTGATTAACGTCCCTCATCATTATCTGTTTCAGTACACTATCTATACCGGCGGGGGCGGGAGGGCCAACAAACTGACTTTTACGCAATTCTTCCTCAGAGGGCATATTATATACTTGTGGTCTATTTATAACATCAAGTATTGTATTTACCATTGCTTCATTAGGCGTCCCCGGAAGGAATGACATCGTTCCTTGCGCTTCTTTAAAAAGCATATCCTGATATGGTGATGCAGTGACAATAGAGCTATCTTGTGGGTCTATATAAGCATCACGAATCTCTTGCTGTTTGCGAGGTAACGCTTGACCACCGGCTTGGTAAGAGTCCACTGGGCCACCTTGTTGATATTCTTTAGTTGAAT